AAAGTATTTGATTCTACCCATGAATGGTTTAGCTCTGGGCCTCGTCAGCGTCTACAGCCCGGAGGCGCAATCATTATTGTGATGACTCGCTGGTCGCAGAAGGATCTTTGCGGTCAAATTATGCGAGATAGCGTTGAGAGGGAAGGAACGGACGAATGGGAGGTTTTAGAGTTACCCGCTATCCTACCATCAGGTAGATCCCTTTGGCCTGAATACTGGCCTGTAGAGGAGCTAGAGAAGCTCAAAGCTGAACTGCCTATCTCTAAGTGGGAGGCTCAGTATCAGCAGCAGCCCACATCTGAAGAGTCAGCCATCATCAAGCGGGATTGGTGGCAAATCTGGGAAGAACGAGATCCACCCAAGGTTTCGTTTGTTATTCAGTCTTGGGATACCGCCTTTATGAAGCATGAGCGAGCAGACTATTCTGCTTGTACCACATGGGGCGTTTTCTATATGGATAACGATGAAGGGCGTATGGCCCCAAACATTATTCTGCTTGATGCTTTGAAGGAGCGCATGGAGTTTCCTACTCTCAAGCAAAGAGCGTATGAGATGTACATGGATTGGGAGCCGGACGCATTTATCGTCGAAGCTAAGGCTGCTGGTGCGCCTTTGATCTATGAACTCAGGGCAATGGGCATCACCGTAACCGAATACACCCCATCCAGAGGCAATGATAAAATATCTCGCGTAAACGCTGTCGCTGACTTTTTTGCATCAGGTATTGTCTGGGCACCTGCCCGTCGATGGGCGGAAGAGGTGATCGAAGAGTTTGCATCTTTCCCCGTAGGAGACCACGATGACTTGGTGGACTCTTCAACTCAAGCATTACTGCGATTCAGGCAGGGTGGGTTTATCGCGCTAGAGCATGATGACATCAGTGAACAACAAGTAAGACGCATTGCTAACTATTATTAGTGCGTTTAAACTCCGCGAAACCGGGAGTGTTATATGGCTGTAGAAAAATCCCTCGACTCTTTGCAAATGGCAGATATTCAAAATCGCCTTGAAGCATCTGTTGCAGAAGATCCAGCAATGGTGATAGAGATCGAAGAGCCTGAGTCTGTTTCTATTCAAACAGAAGATGGCGGGATGATCATTGATTTTGATCCTGATCCATCTGTAGAAGATGCGCCATTTGATGCAAACCTTGCTGACTATATGGATGACTCTGCATTGGATATGCTTGGGTCGGAGTTGGTTTCAGCATATGAAGATGATCTTTCTTCTCGTCGTGATTGGGAAGAAACCTATATTGAAGGCTTAGACTTACTTGGATTAAAGATTGAGGATCGCACAGAGCCTTGGCCCGGAGCCTGTGGAGTCCACCACCCTCTACTTGCGGAATCAGTTATCCGCTTTCAGTCACAGGCAATATCAGAAATCTTCCCAGCCGGTGGCCCCGCACGGTCAAAGATTATCGGTGAGGCTACGGAAGAAATATACAAACAAGCTAATCGTGTAGAAAACTATCTGAACTTCTTGCTCACAGAAGAGATGACAGAGTTTCGTAGCGAAACAGAGCGCATGTTGTTTTCATTGCCCTTAGCTGGGAGTGCATTTAAGAAAGTTTATTACGATCCAAATATGGGCAGACCTTGCTCTATGTTTGTTCCTGCTGAAGACATGGTTGTTTTTAATGGGGCAACTGATCTCAAGTCACTGACACGCATGACCCATCGTATGCGTAAAACGTCGAATGAGATTCGCAAATTACAAGTTTCAGGATTTTATCGGGATATAGAACTTACTGGATCAGATGGCTATGTTGATGCCGTTAAAGAAAAGTATGGCGAGATAACAGGCGAGTCGTATTCGTCTACACCTAATGGCTCATACCTAACGGGTGAAACCGTTCTTACTGTTTTAGAAATACAAGTAGACTTGGATTTGGATGACTTCCAAGACATGAAGGATGGTGAGCCTACAGGTATTGCTGTTCCATATGTTGTGACTGTCGATAAAGGCAGCGCCAAGATTTTATCAATACGCCGTAACTTTTTTGAGGACGATGAGTTAAAAAGACGCAGGGATCACTTTGTTCATTATGAATACATTCCGGGTCTTGGTTTTTATGGCCTTGGTCTTGTTCACCTTATCGGTGGTTTAGTCAAATCAGCTACATCAATACTGCGACAACTAGTAGATGCAGGCACCTTGGCAAATCTTCCGGGCGGATTAAAGACTCGCGGTATGCGAATAACGGCTGATGATACTCCGATCATGCCGGGAGAGTTTCGTGATGTGGATGTTCCCGGCGGAACAATTAAAGAGAACATTTCTTTTTTACCGTACAAAGAACCCAGCGGCACGTTATATCAACTGCTAAATAACATAGTTGATGAGAGTCGAAGGTTTGCTTCTATGGCAGATGTAAAAGCTGCCGATATGAATAGCCAAGCACCCGTAGGTACAACCCTTGCTTTGATAGAGCGGAACATGAAAGTCATGTCTGCTATACAGGCAAGACTTTACGCATCAATGAAAAGCGAACTTAAATTGCTGGTGCGTATTGTTAAAGACTTCGGGCCGTCTGAATATCCATATATGCCATATGGCAACCCTCAAGATATTCAAGCTGACTTTGATGACCAGATAGATGTGATACCTGTTGCCAATCCAAACGCTGCAACGATGTCGCAACGTATTATGCAGTATCAATCTGCTTTACAGTTATCTCAGCAAGCCCCACAACTTTATGATCTGCCAGCACTCCATAGGCAAATGCTAGAAGCGTTGGGCATTAGAGATCCAGAGAACTTAGTACCACCGCAAGAAGAGCTGCCAAACAAAGATCCAGTTACAGAAAACATGGACTTTATCAATGGGTTACCCGGAAAAGCATTTTCGTATCAAGACCACGATGCACATATTGCAGTGCATTCAGCAGCAACAAGAGATCCAAAGATACTAGAGCTTTTATCTCAAGCGCCCGATCAAGAAGCTATTCTTGGGAATGTGCAGGCACATATTCAAGAGCATTTGGCATTTCAGTATCGAGAGCGGATACAAAAAGAGCTTGGCTTGGATTTGCCGGCAGAAGATACAGAGCTTCCGCCAGAAATCGAAGTCAAACTTGCTTCACTTGTTGCACAGGCAGCAGAGCAGTTATTGCAAAAGGATCAAGCCGAGGCCCAGCAAGCCGAGCAGCAGGCTCAAGCAGAAGACCCTATATTGCAACTCAAGCAGCGTGAGCTTGAGATTGAAGAGCAATCTGCTGCTGCTAAAGCCCAAACAGATCAACAACGAGTTGCAACACAGCAACAGAAGTTGGCGCTTGAAGAAGAAAAGGCACAGATGCGTGATGCATTGGAGCGACTCAAGATTCAAAAAGACTTATCTATTGCTCAAGAAAGAATCAATAGTGCTGAACGTTTGGCTCAAGCAGAAATGACAAAAGATTCTGTTACGGCTGGTTTTGATCGTGAAGAGCGACTGCAAAAGCAACGTCAAGTCGATGCCACTCGCGGTGCAGATATTGGCAGAAAGATAGCAGAACAGATCACCAAAGGCAGTTAATGGCAGGATTTGTTGATCCACAGTTTGTTGATTTATTACTATCTCGTTTAAACGAATTAGAAGAGCATCACAAAGACGTATTGCTTGCTGGCTCAGTAGAAAACATTGAGTCATACAAACTATTCAGAGGACAATTAGAAGGTATACAAATAGCCAAGCGAGAAATCAGACAACTCGCAGAGCGCGTATTTGTAGATCAAGATTAGCGCCAACAGGGCGTGATGGGTTCTACACTTCCCTTTAAGTGTTGCAGTGAGAAAGAAATGGCAGAGGTTGATTTAAAAGCTATTGGCAAGGAAGAGGAGGCTGTTGATAAAGCGAGCCAGCTTCCAGTGCCAACTGGCTATCATATTCTAATCGGTTTACCAGAAATCGACGAAAAGACAGAAGGTGGAATTATAAAAGCAAAAGCAACAATATCCATCGAAGAAACATCTTCAGTGGTTGGATTTGTTATTGCAATGGGGCCGGACTGTTACAAAGACGAAAAACGATTTCCCAATGGGCCTTGGTGTAGTAAAGGAGACTTCATTATTATGCGAGCCTATAGCGGTACTCGAATTAGTATTCATGGCAAAGAGTTTCGCATTATCAATGACGATACTGTCGAAGCTGTAGTGGATGATCCAAGGGGGATTAGTCGTGTCTGAAGTAAATTTTCCAGAACCAAATGAAAGCATAGATGGCGGATTTGATGCTGATGAAATAGAAATCATCGAGGTTGATGACACGCCGGAAGAAGACCGTCGGCCTGTACGCGATGATGTTGAGCCATTTAACATCGACGAAGAGATTGACATTGAAGATGATCGTGTTAAAAAGCGTTTAAACAGACTTAAATACGAGTATCATCAGCAGCGTAGAGAGAAGGAAGCCGCACAAAGATTACGCGATGAAGCTGTTCAGTTTGCAAAAAATAGCCAAGGAGAAGTACAGAGACTTCAAGGGCTAGTAGGACAAAGCGAACAAGCGTTATTGCAAAGTGTACAAAGTCGTACTGAAGCAGAGTTAGCTTCGTTAAGGCAAGAATATACGAAAGCCCATGAAGAGGGCGATACTCAAAAGATGGTGGAAGCGCAAGAACAGCTTGCGCGAATCCAAGCAGACAGGGCTTATATAGATAATTATAAGACCCAGATGCAGAGCAATACTACGCAGCAGCAGGCTGAAAGTAATGCGCCGGTGGAACAGCCACCGCAACAAGAGCAAATGGATCCGAGATTAAAGGATTGGCTTGCTCGCAATAGTTGGTTTGGAGCGCCCGGAAACGAGGCACTCACTGGCTTTACTTATGGACTTGATGAAATGCTCATTAAGCGAGGTGTTCAGAGGAATACTCCAGAATACTTCCAAGCAGTAGATCAGGCGTTAAGAGAGTCGTTCCCAAGAGCTTTTAATGTGGAGCCGCAGCAGGCAGAAGCACCGCAATCAAATAGAAGCTCTACTGTAGTTGCACCAGCGCAACGTGGGAGTAAAGGAAAGCGACAGGTCAAGCTGAACAGAAGTCAGCTAGAACTTGTAAAGAAGCTGGGTATTACACCCGAACAGTATGCCGCACAACAGATGAGGATGGGACGATGAGTGATAGCCGAGAACCAAGAGAGCTTGAAGAAAGAAGTGAAGCTGCTAGAGAAAAAGCGTGGGTGCCTCCGACACTTCTACCAGATCCTTTGCCTCAACCGGGGTGGAGGTTTCGTTGGGTGAGAACCTCAATGGTAGGACAGTCAGATGCAACAAACGTATCTATGCGCTTTAGGGAAGGATGGGAGCCTGTAAAAATAGAGGATCATCCAGAGCTAGAGGTGATGCCAGATCACAATAGCAGATTCCCCGGATGTGTAGAAATAGGCGGTCAGCTTTTGTGTAAAGCTCCAGAAGAAGTTGCGGATGCTCGCCAGCGTCATTACGAAGGAACGGCAGCGCAACAAATGGAAAGTGTCGATCATTCATATATGCGTGAAAATGATCCTAGGATGCCTTTGCTCCGACCAGATCGTAAGACTCGCGTAACTAAAAGTGGATGGTAATTTTTACTTTTGATTTGTTAAGGAAACTATCATGGCTACTACAGCCGCTCCATTTGGAGCAAGACCCGTAAGCACTACAAGTGCTAGTGGTTCTTTCAATGGTAAAGTCCAGCATCTTAAAATTGCCAGCGGTTATGCTACTGCTATTTTCAATGGTGATTTTGTCAAGATGGTTGCGGCTGGCGTTATTGAAAAGGACACAGGAACTGCAACGTTGACCACCATTGGTATTTTCATGGGTGTTAAATACACCGATCCTACTACTGGGCAATTAACGTTTAATCAATACTATCCAGCATCTACGGCAGCGGATGATATTGAGGCTTATGTATTGACTGACCCAGATGTGGTCTTTTTGATGCAGGCGGACGGCGCTATTGCACAAACAGCACTCGGATCAAACTTTGATGTGATCCAAACTGCTGGAACCACAAGCATCGGTAATAGCAAGAATGCCGTTGATGCTGATTCAACTGCGACAACCAATACGTTGCCACTAAGAATCTACGATTTTTATGATGGCCCAAGCAGTACCATTGGTGATGCATTCACCGATGCGCTGTTTATTTTTAACGTTGGTCATGCGTACCGAAATACAACCGGCGTATAGGAGTAACTAGGCAATGGCAATTTCAAGAGCGCAAATGCTTAAAGAACTCCTGCCGGGGCTTAATGCCTTGTTTGGTTTGGAGTATGGAAAGTACGAAGATGAACACACTCAAATCTATGAAACAGAAGCGAGTGATCGTTCTTTTGAAGAAGAAGTAAAGCTAAGTGGCTTTGGTGCTGCCCCCACAAAGGGTGAAGGCGAATCAATTATATTTGATTCTGCACAAGAGTCTTTTACTGCTCGCTTCAATCACGAAACCGTGGCTATGGGTTTTGCTATCACCGAGGAAGCGATGGAAGATAATCTCTATGATTCTCTTTCTGCTCGTTATACTAAGGCGTTAGCGCGAGCTATGGCTTATACAAAGCAGGTGAAATCAGCTTCTTTGCTCAACAATGGTTTCTCTAATGCGTTTCAGAGTGGTGATGGTGTAAACCTATTTACCGCTTCTGGCGATGGAGTAACCGGTGGTGATGGTCACCCAACGGTTGGTGGCACAAAGAACGGCAATCGCCCAGTTACGGGTGCGGATTTAAATGAGACCTCTTTGGAGGCTTCAATTATCCAGATTGCTGGTTGGGTTGACGAGCGTGGACTTTTGATCGCTGCTCGACCTCGCAAGCTGATTGTTCCCCCCGCCTTAATGTTTGTTGCAACTAGGATTTTGCAAACAGAAGGTCGGGTTGGAACGGCTGATAATGACATTAACGCAATCTACACGAATGGCAGCATTCCAGAAGGCTACTCAGTAAATCACTATCTCACGGATACTAATGCGTGGTTCTTGATTACTGATGTGCCTAACGGCATGAAGCATTTCGAGCGCACGGCGTTAGAAAACTCTATGGACGGTGACTTCGATACGGGTAATGTGCGCTATAAAGCGCGTGAGCGATACTCATTCGGCGTTTCAGACCCATTGGGAATTTTCGGATCCCCCGGCTCTAGCTAGAGCTTTTAAGGACTACTCAGGTTATACTTGGGTAGTCCTTTTTTTTATCCCTGACAGAATGTTTCACATGGAACAATCTGACACTAGCCACGACAGGAGATACTCATGGCAAATAC